CACCCCGACCCGGCCCCCGGCCACCAGCAAGCCACCCACGAGCAGCGCGCCCACGAGCGAGCCGCCGGCCACTACCGGGCCGCCGCCGACCAGCGACGCCCCCCACCCGACGCCCACGGGCGTGGTGGGCGGAGTCGGCGAAGGCGACGGCTGACCGAGGTCACAACCCGGCCACACCGCCCCCACCCCTCTCACAGACGACGGATGATGCCCAACAGCATCAGACCGTCCTTGGGGGGACCATGAGCGAGTACCGCGACGTCCAGTCAGCCGTGAGAGTCGAGAAGTTCCGCATCTGGTTCGCCTGGGTCTGCGGCAACGTCATCATGCTGATCATCGCCAACGGCACCCGGAACGTCGACGTCCTCAGCACCGTCACGCAGGTCCTGTGCGTGGTCGTCTTCCTGCTGCTCACCTTCGCCGCCGTGACGATGACGAACCGGCTCAACCGCAAAGCCGCCGCCGCGCGCCGTGAGGTCCTCGGCGACGACGCGTAACGGTAGGAGGCGCCCGTGGCCGGCAACCCCCGCAACGGGCGCCCGTACCGCCGCCTCACAGCCCAGCAGCGCGCACTCGGCCTCCCTTGCTGGATCTGCGGCCACGACATCGACCCCACCCTCGATCCACGCGACCCGTGGTCTTGGACGCTCGACCACGCCATCCCGTTGTCACGCGGTGGCAGCCTGCTTGACCCCTCAAACGCCCGCAGCGCGCACCGCCGCTGCAACAGCGCCCGCGGCAACCGCAGCACTACAAACGCACTGAAGGGATCCCGACTGTGGTGAAGACCCAGTTCACTCTGGACTAGACGCGATGGCGGACTCATTCTGCCGCCTCCGTCGCTTCCGCAAGGACTTCCAGCGCGCCGACCACCACGTGGGCCGCCACACCTGCCACCACCTGGGTAGGTACCAGAGGTCCTCCTGGCACGCTTCGATGTAGGACTCGAGCTCGTCCCAGAAGCGGACTGCGGCAGCCTTGTTACCCCGGGATGCAGGGCTTCGGTTCAAGTTGATGTCCTGAATGGCCAGTGCAGTCGCCACAGCTGCTTGCCGCGGCTTGTCATTGCCCACGAGCAACAGATCGGCGAGCGCGTCCTGCATGGCCGCGTGCGCCTCGACGGCACGATCAGCAGCCGCGAGACGAGACCGGAATGCGAACGGCGTAAACCTCACGTAACGCCACTCCGTGAGTCTCACGTGGGAGGCAAAGGCTGTGATCACGCAGCTCTGGAAGTTCCTGTAGACAGCTCTGCGCTCGTCACGCCCGCCCAGCCTCGTACGTCCAGCCGGTGCCAAAGCCTTGGCCATTGCCGCAACAGCAGCTCGCCCTGCACCAGAGGCCGCGATACCAATTGGTTCCACAACTACCGCCTCTCAGCAGCCTCAGGCCTACCGGAGGCTGTGATCTCACTGGGCGATGACCGGGACCTGAGCCTGGCCAACCGGCGTGCCACCGGTTGATACAGCCAGCGGCCAACTCGTGCAGCGTGACGATGCAGATGCCACCATCTCGTGGCGTACCACAATTCCACCCTACAGATCTGGATGAACTCGTTGATCGCTCGCTCAGTCTCCGAGCTCACGGCACTGATCTCATCATCCGTAGCCTCGAGCCCCAGGGCCTGAGCTCGAAGCAATGCCGTCATGACACGCTGAGCTACCCCCAGCGCCTCCTCAGTACCTGCCAGCTCGACCTCGAACTGGGCGTGCATGTACTCCTCGTGAGCCTGCCTCAGGTAGACGCCGTAGTCCCTCCGCAGTTGGATGCTGGCCTCCGCAAGGCTGCGCCCCTCGGCCATCAACATGCGGCAGTGGTTCACCCGTTCGACGCGTGCATATAGCTGTGCGATGGCAGCCGTCGCGAAACGCGTGTACACGTCGCGCCGTTCATCGCGGCTGCCGATACGCACCACGCGAATCTTCGGCTGACGCAGCGCACCGAGCGCGCCACTACCTACACGAGCAGCCGTGTTCATCAGCGTTGGATCCATGGCAACCGCCTCCCCTGCGGATAAGGAGGCCATATTGCTGTACGTCATCACGGGCCCGCCAGCCGCAGGCAAATCCAGTTGGATCTCCGCACGCGCCCGAGCAACAGACATCGTCATCGACCTCGACCGCATCACCCAGGCCCTGACCGGCCCGGGCGCCCCGCAATGGAACCACGACCCCATCGCGTCCAAGGTCGCGCTCCGCGCTCGCTACGCCGCGATCGACGAGGCCGTCAAGCACTTGGACAAGGTGGACGTCTACCTGATCCACACCATGCCCAGCCCCAAGTGGCTGGCCCGGTACAAGCGCCTCGGCGCCGAGGTCATCGCCGTCGACCCAGGCCAGGACATCGTCATGCAGCGCATCCGCGACATGCGCTCACCTGGACTACAGGCCGTGGCCACCCGCTGGTACCGGCAGCAGGCCCAGCGCCAGCGAGGCACACCCGCCGGCCGCCAAGCGTCCCGCGCCTGGTGACAGTACTTCCACCGTGAGCACGGTCACCCACCGTGCACCCTCCCGCCCCGGCGGCACGGGTGGCAGGGCACGGCACCGGCACGGGCAGGCCGGCACCGGGCACCTGCCCCTGTCCCTGTCCCGCGCGCGGTCGGCCAGCCGAGCCCGAGCGTGAGTGTGAGCCATCACGTTCAGCAACAGCGCGTTGAGCTGCACGAATGGGCCAGCTCCGGCCGAGGGGAGGGGGCCCTTGGCCATCGCGAATCAGTACCACCGGGCGACCCAAAAGCCCTCGTCGCCCGGTTTTTTGCGCGGCCGCTAACGCACGCGAACCGAGTTGGACCCGATTAGCGGACCGTCACTCTGAGTGACATCACAGAGCGTGATGGGCGGTGGTGATCTTGGGAGCCGTCGCCGCCGCGATCAAGGACGAGATCGCCAGCCTCAACGTCGACGACCGGGCGCCGGGCATGACCGCCCTCGCTCTCAGCCTCGCCCGCGCCGTCGACTCCTCCGCGAAGAACCCCGCCGCCAAGGCGGTCGCCGCCCGGGAGCTGCGCGCGGTGATGAAGGAGCTGCGGGCCATGGCCCCGATCGAGGAGGAGGGGGACGCCGTCGATGACATTGCTCGCCAACGCCAGAAGCGCAGGGAAGAGGCCCGCAGGCGACGGTCCGGCTGAGCCCGTCCTCTACGGCGTGCAGGAGCCGCGCATCCTGACGGTGCCGGGCACGGCCATCTCGACGGCCGGCCAGGAAGCCATCGACCTCGCCGCCCGGGCTGGGCTGAAGCTGGACCCGTGGCAGCAGTTCGTCCTCAACCAGGCCATGGCCGAGAACGACGAGGGCGGTTGGGCCGCGTTCGAGGTGTGCGTCAACATCCCCCGGCAGAACGGCAAGGGCGCCGTAATCGAGGCCCGGGAGCTGTGGGGGCTGTTCATCGGCGGCGAGGAGCTCATCCTCCACTCGGCGCACGAGTTCAAAACCGCGAAGGCCGCGTTCAAGAGGATCGAGCGGCTGATCCGCCGATGCCCTGACCTGCTGAAACGTGTGAAGACCTTCCGGCAGACCGTTGGTGAGGAAGCTGTCGAGCTGCACGACGGCCGGATGCTGCGGTTCATCGCCCGCAGCAAGGGCAGCGGGCGCGGCTTCACCGGCTCCTGCAACATCTTGGACGAGGCGATGATCCTCGGTGACGAGGCGATGGACGCGCTGCTGCCGACCATGGCGGCCGTGGAGGACCCGCAGATCTGGTACCTCGGATCCGCCGGCATCGGCGCCCCCAGCGTGCAGCTGGGCCGCCTGCGGCGCCGCGCGCAGGCGGCCCTGGAGAACGGCGAGCCGGACCCGTCGCTGGCCTACATGGAGTGGTCGATCAACCCGCACGTCAAGGAGTGCCCGCAGGGCTGCACCGACCACGATGACGAGGCGAGCGACGAGGCCGCGCTGCGTGCCAACCCGGCGATCGGCTACCGGCTGTCACTGGCGAAGGTGCGCAACGAGCGCGTGACGCTGAGCCCGGCCGGCTACGCCCGTGAGCGGCTGGGGGTGGGCGAGTACCCGGCCGAAGAGGGCGACGCCTGGACAGTCATCGGCAAGGACGCGTGGGAGGCCCTGACCGATGCCGAGAGCCAGATGGAGGACCCGGTGGCGTTCGCCATCGACGTCACCCCGGAGCGCAGTCACGCGAGCATCTGCGCCGCCGGTAGGGCCGGCTCGGCTGTGCACGTCGAGGTCATCGACAACCGGCCGGGCACGGACTGGGTGGTGCAGCGCGCGAAGGAGCTCACGCAGAAGTGGCGGCCGCGGTGCTGGGTGATCGACCCGGGGAGTCCCGCGGGCGCGCTCATCGGGGACCTCGAGGCGGCGCTCGCCGAGCGCGACGACGAGGACCAGGAGGCCGCCGAGGGGACGTGGGGCGAGGAGCCCCAGCCGCTGGCGCCCGTGCTGCAGATGAAGACCCGCGACGTCGTCCAGGCCACGGGCCAGCTGTATGACGCGGTGACGTCCGCCCGGATCGTGCACCTGAACCAGGCGCCGCTGGCTACGGCTCTGGCGGGCGCCCGCAAGCGCGACTTGGGCGAGGCCTGGGCGTGGGCGCGCCGGAACGTAGGCGTGGACATCACGCCCCTGGTCGGCGTGACGTTCGCCCGCTGGGGGCTCTTCGCGGAGATCGAAGAACCGGAGGAGGAGGTGGAGCCGTGGGCCGAGTTCGGATGACGCCGGCGGGACGTGCCCGTGCAGGCGTGCTGACGGGCGGTGCGCTGATCACCGCGGGCATCTGGCGCGGCGTCGACCTAGCGGCTGGCCTCACGGTCGGGGGGATCCTGCTGGTCCTGTACTTCCTGCTCCTGACGGACGTCGACCTGCTCGACCGGGACGGGGGTGATGGCCGGTGACCAGCCTGTGGCGGGCCGTACGTGGCCGCCCCCGTGACGAGGCCCGGGACATCAGCACGATCGACGACTACGCCCTGGCGCTGCAGGAGGCCCTGGGGTACGGCGGATGGTCGACGCTGGGCATCACGCAGACACAGCCGGGCGAGGCCGCGGAGAAGGCGCCTGGGGACCTTCCCGGCTATGCGCAGTTGTTCGCGACGAACCCGGTGATCTGGGCGTGCATGGTGGCTCGGCAGATGGTGTTCTCGGCGCCGCGGTTCATCTGGCAGCGCCTCAACAACGGCACACCGTCGGAGCTGTTCGGTTCGACGGATCTGCGGCTCCTCGAGGAGCCGTGGATGGGCGGCACCACTCAGGACCTGCTGTCGCGGGTGATCCAGGATGCCGACCTGGCGGGCAACAGCTACTGGACGGGCGCGGACAACGAGCTCGTGCGGCTGCGGCCCGACTGGACGTTCATCGTCATGGAGCGCCGCGTGATGCGCGGTGGCGTCCTGGGCTGGCGCAAGCTGGGTTACATCTACCAGGAGCCGGGCGAGGAGCCGGTGCCGCTGCTGGCGGACGAGGTGGCCCACTTCGCGCCGGTGCCCGATCCGCTGGCGACGTACCGCGGAATGTCGTGGCTGACGCCGGTGATCCGGGAGACCCAGAACGACAGCCTCATGGCCCGGCACAAGCGGAAGTTCCTCGAGAACGCGGCGACGCCGAACATGGTCGTGCGCCTGGCGCGCGAGGTCAGCCCCGAGGCCTTCGCGAAGTTCAAGGCCAAGATGGAGGCCAACCACCGCGGCGTCGAGAACGCCTACAAGACCCTCTACCTGGGCGGTGGAGCGGACGTCACGGTCGTCGGCAGCGACTTCAAACAGTTGGACTTCGCGAAGGTCCAAGGCGCCGGCGAGACCCGTATCGCGGCCGCCGCCGGCGTGCCGCCGATCATCGTGGGCCTGTCCGAAGGTCTGCAGGCCGCGACGTACTCGAACTACGGCCAGGCCCGGCGCCGGTTCGCTGACGGGACGATCCACCCGCTGTGGCAGAACGCCGCCGGGTCCTTCGGACGTCTGGTCCAGCCGCCGGGCGGCAACCGGTCCGGGGCCGTACGGCTCTGGTACGACGCCCGGGACGTGCCGTTCCTGCGCGAGGACGCGCGGGACGCCGCCGAGATCCAGGGCGTGCAGTCCCGCACGATCCGCACGCTCGTCGACGCCGGATACACCCCGGAGTCGGTCATGAAGGCGGTGACGTCCTCGGACTGGACGCTGCTGGTCCACACCGGCCTGTTCTCCGTGCAGCTGCAGCGCCCCGGCGAAGGGGCCCCGCCGCAGGCCCGTGTGCGGGCTCTGGCCGCTGCCCTTCAGGACGCAATCCGACCCATCGAGGGAGGGGCCTGAGATGCCCGTCACGCAGTCCGTCGCCCGCGAGCTCGAGCGGTCGGCGCCTTTCCATCTGGTGCGCGCCGAGGGCGACGACGAGGGCGACGGCCGGACCTTGTCCGGGTACGCAGCCGTCTTCGGTGAGCCCACCGAGATCAACTCGTGGGAAGGGACGTTCACGGAGACGATCCGCAAGGGCGCCTTCCGGAAGACCATCCGCGAGAACACGCCGGTCATGCAGTTCGACCACGGCCGGCACCCGCTGATCGGTTCGATCCCCATCGGCGCGATCGCCGACCTCCGCGAGGACGACCAAGGCCTCTACGTCGAGGGCCGCATCACCGACAACTGGCTTATGCAGCCCATTCGCGACGCGATCGCCGAGCAGACAGTGAACGGCATGAGTTTCCGATTCGAGGTCGTCCGCGAGGAGTGGCGCGACGTCAACGGCAAGCTGGTCAAGCCCGAAGAGGTGTACGACCTGCTCTGGATGCCAGGTGACCGCGGGCCGCTGCAGCGCGAGCTGATCGAGCTCAAGTGCCGCGAGCTCGGCCCGGTCGTCTTCCCGGCCTACGGCGGCACCAGCGTGTCCGTACGGGCCCGGGACATGGCCGCTGGCCTGATCCACGACGACCACCTGACCCGCCAGATCCGCGCCTCGCTGGCGCGCGACGCTGCGACCGTGGCACCGCAGGTGCCCGAGGACCCGCAGCTGCGCCGCGAGGTCGCCGCCGCCCTGCTGTACGAGCAGGCGGCCCCGAATACCCGCGCGACCGCGCCGCCCACCCCAGGGCACCCGGGCCCCGCGAGCACGACCGGCGCGCCGGCCGACGAAGGCCACCCGCCGACCCCCAGCAACACCGACGCGCCGCCCTCCGATGGGCACCCGTCGCCGCCCTCGACGAGCCAGGGTCTCCGCTCGGAGATCACCGAGCGGCTCGCGTTCATGCGGACGCACCTGGCGTCCATCGAAGACAAGGACATCTGAGCATGGAGCTCTCGCACTCCCAGGCGAAGATCCGCCTGCAGGACATCACCACCGAGCTCGAGCGGCTCGGCGAGAAGAACGAACTCACGCAGGAAGACGAGCAGCTGTTCGACGAGCTGACCCGTGAGTTCGGCGAGGTCGACGCCCACCGCCGGAAGCTGGAGCGCGACGCGGCGCTGGAGAGGGTCCGCTCCGCGGCCACCTCCGTGGGCCGCCCGCCCGCGGCCGTCGCCATCGCGCCGGGCACCTCGGTCGGCTCCGGCTACGACGCCGACCCGATCCTCAACCCCGACAGCGTGGAGGACCGCCGGTTCCGCAACCCATGGGACCTGTCCGAGGTGCGCACGTTCGGCCGCTCCAAGGGCGAGGTCGCCCAGGAGCTGCGGGCCCGCGCGCTGTCGGCCGTGGAGAAGATGGCCGGCGCCAATGACGCCGTGCGGGCCGCCGGTACGGCGATCATCGAGCGGTGGGACGACGCGGACTCCCGCATCGCCAAGCTGTGCCTGGCCACCTCGAGCCCGGAGTACCTGCGGGCGTGGGCCAAGGTCGCCTCCGGGCGCGGGCACATGATCGCTCCTGAGGAGCAGAAGGCGCTCGAGCGGGCCATGTCGCTGACCGACACGGCCGGCGGCTACCTGGTGCCGTTCCAGCTGGACCCGACCGTCATCATCACGGCGAACGGCTCGCGGAACCAGATTCGCGAGGCCGCCCGCACGGTCGTCGCGACCGGCGACGTGTGGAACGGCGTCTCCTCGGGGGCGGTCGCGTGGTCGTGGGACGCGGAGGCGGCCGAGGTGTCCGACGACGCGCCCTCGTTCGGGCAGCCGTCCATCCCGGTGTACAAGGCGCAGGGGTTCGTGCCGATTTCGATCGAGGCGCTCGAGGACGAAGCGAACGTCACCCAGGAGGTGGCACGCCTGTTGTCCTTCGGCCGCGACGTCCTGGAGGCCGCGGCGTTCGTGGCCGGCACCGGCACGGGCCAGCCCACGGGCATCGTCACCGCCCTGGCCGGCACTGCGTCCGTTGTGACGCCGACGACCCCGGAGACCTTCGCGGCCGCCGACATCTACAAGCTGGACGGCGCTCTTCCGGCCCGCTACCGCACGGGGGCGTCCTGGCTGGCCAACCGCGGCATCTACAACCTGATCCGCCAGTTCGACACGAACGGCGGCGCGCAGATGTGGGAGCGGATCGGCGCCGACGTCCCGCCGCAGCTGCTCGGCCGCCCGGCGCTCGAGGCCGAGGACATGGACGCCTCGTTCGACCCGGCCGCCACCGGCGACAACCACCTCGTGATCTACGGCGACTTCAGCAACTACGTGATCGCCGACCGGGTCGGAATGACGGTGGAGTTCATCCCGCACCTGGTCGGCGCGAACCGTCGGCCGACCGGACAGCGCGGCTGGTACGCGTACTACCGGGTCGGCGCCGACTCGGTGAACGACGCCGCGTTCCGCATGCTCAACGTCGCCACGGCGGCCTGATCCCCACTCACGAC